CTGGATGCCAGCCATGCCGAAGCGTAAACCACATTCGAGCCGGTCGAAATGATCCACTGCGTCTCGCCCGCCGCAACCGTTGCCGTAGTGCCGCTTCCGGTCGTGAAAGTCAGCGTGCCGCTTGAGGCATTCCTGACCAGCTTGGCGTGCCCGGTATTCGGGATCGTCACCGTGCCGCCGGTGCCGCCCGTCACATTCCAGACAATCGGGCGCTGTTCGTCGGTCGTGTAATTGCTCGCCGTAGGCGTCTTGCTGGTCGTCACCGTGAACGATGAGACGCCGAATGCCTCATCCACCATGTCGATGGTGTTCGTATTGAGGCGCGAACCCCAGGTGTTGTTATTCTCGCCGTCCGCCTGCTTTTCGAGGCGAAGACGGGTCGTTACCGTGGATGGCATGTTTACCTATCCCTTATGATACAATGGCTCTATCGGTAACGCGACGCCAGTTCGCGCCATCGCTGAAAGCAATGACCGCGCCGCCCGCTTCGTCGTTCACGAATACAATTCCGCCGCGCCAGTCCGCCGCGCTCGGCAGGTCTGCCTTGGCAAGCTCCTTCAACCGCACGGGGCTATCCCATACCTCGCCCATCGCCTGGCTAATCCGCCGCAACAGGGGCGGAAGCCATGCCGGGCTATTGGCGGGGGCAAGCAGCCTCACCAGACGCCTTTCGCGCTGGTCGGTCCCCAGTTGATCCGGCGATCCCTTGCAACAAGCGGCGATGCCCCGGCCTGCCGCTTCCTGCCGTCCGCATTGATCTCGTCAAGCAGGCGCTCGGTAATCGTCACATACTGGGCCAGCGCGCTATCGTCGCGGATGTAGCTCGCCGCATGGACAAGCGAACCGTACAGATAGACATCGGGATGCGAGGCAAGCAGCCAGTTAGAGGTGTTCGATACCGAGAGCGCCGGAATTTCCTGCCAATAGACCATGTGCAGGGTGTAGCTATCCCCCGGTGCCGGGCCGAAATAGAAACCGCCGTCTGCAATGGTATAGACTACCGGCATTCCCGTTGCCGTCGATGCGTATTGCGTGCGCAAGGTGCCATAGGGCACGAAGTCCAGTTCCACGCGGGGGTCACGGTCCAGAAACATCGAACGCACGGCGAGAAAGTCGGCGGGAAGGGCCAGCGTTTCGCCGGACAGCGTTGACGTTGCGCTGTTCTCCATCTGCGGCACACGAAGCGAACGGTTGAAGTGCGCTTCGGCCAGTGTGATGAAGTCGGGAATGAGCGAAGTCAGGTCATCGCGGTTGATGAAGTTGGCGACCGATGTCTGCAATTCCGAATAGGTGGACAGCGCCATGTCAATAGTTCCCGATCATGATGGGCAGGCGCTTCAGGTGCTTGTAGGGGCCATCAAGCAGGCGGTTGACCGCGCCGCGATGGTCCGGGTTCCACATGGCTACACCATGCTCGACAAACCACTTGAGCTGCACTTCGGGCGGGACACGGGCTACATGCACAAGCGGCGCGTTTTTCAGTTCCGCCCGCTTGTCGCTATGGTTGTTCTCTTCCTTGCAGACATCGAGAACGCCGCTGCTATCCCCCTCATAGCGAATGAGCGTCTGTTGCGTCTCTTCGTCGAACCCGTGCCAGGTCTTTATGCCGGACAAGGGATCACGATCCAGCAACCGCCAATTAGCCATTGCCGCGTTCCCGAAGGATGGCGGCGGTTTCCTCGCAGATGCCGCTTTCGCCATAGGCCAGCACGCGCCCGCCAGAGAGCCACAGGCGGCTTCCCGGCGTGGTGTTGGTGACAAGATGGGGGTTGGGTGCCGGAACGCTCTCTTCGCGCTCTACGGGCTTTACAGGGGCCTCTACGGCCACCCTCGGTTTACGGGCCATGTTTGGCTCCCAGATAGGTGGGGGCCGGACGGGTTAGGCCCGGCCCCGGTCACGCCTCTAGCGGGCGCTGTTGTTATTCGGCCTAAGCCGTAGTCAGATCGGCAACTACGCCGCTCGACTTTTCATTGCAGCATTCAAGGGTGTATTCGACCGAAATCATGCGCTGATCGGAGTGGCCGGTCTTCGCCAGCTCTTCCTGCTTGAAGGGCTGGTAATAGCAGAGCTTCCACATCTGCGGGTCAACCAGCAGGGCCGAACGCGCCCGGCTGAACCGCGACGGGATGATGTCGACGGTGTGATAGTCACCCACGTAGACATCCGCCGCGCCGACGATGGTGGCGCGCTTGCTGCCCGTGTCGCGAACCGCATCGGCAACGCCGGTGAAGCTCGACATGGTGCGCTTGTTGAACGGGCCAACAAGGATGCGGTCCACTTCGCCGCCGTTGGTGAAGCACAGGTCAAGAACGTCCTGGAGGTAGCTTTCGACAAACACGCGCTGTGTGCCATCGCCAGCCGCCGCCTGGATGTTGTTCGAGAACGCCGTGCTTGTGCCGGTCGCGCCGCGAGAGTCGTTCGTCTGTATCCACGCCTCGAAACCAGCCGACTTGCGAGCCGTGCCAGCAGCGCCTGCGTGCGAGGCATAGTTGCCGGTCAGGGTGGTTTCCATGTCGCGCTTCAGTTCCTTGGAACGCTTCATGAGCTGGTAGCTCAGTTCGTCGCCGCGTCCGGCATTGTTCGCCGCGCGCTGCGAAGACGACACCTGCACAACCTTCTCCGAAAGCTGGGTGTAGTTGCCCAGTCGCGTGGTGGCGTCGATGGCGCTGTTCGTCGCGGTGTTACCTTCGATTACCGCGTTGGTGCCCGAAGCGGCGGCGAGAGCGTCCACCTGCCATTCGTGGAAGGTGTTGCTGCACTTGCCCTTCTTGATCGCCGTCATGAACGGTGTTTCAGTCGGGCTTAGGTCGTAGATGGCGTCGGTGAGGTCTTCACGGCGGCCCACCACGCCATAGGTCTGGGTGGTATCGGTAGGTACAGTCATTGTCTTAGTCTCCGGCCCGTTTTCCGGGCTCTCTGTCGATTGGGGTCAGATGAAGCGGCTGAATACGCGTTGTGCCGCGTCCCTGTCGCCCCGCCTCATGGCTTCGCGGTCTGACTGCAATGCACGCTGCTTCGCCTGTCCTGCGGCCTGCGGTTGGCCCGGCCTGGTCAGCTTCGGAGCCTGCTTGGCAGCCCGCACAACGGCCATTTTCTCGCCATTGTGCTTGCGCCACTTTTCGGCATCCGCTTTCCATTCCGCGGCCTTGCGCAGCGCGAGGATGTCGCGCCCGTTCGGCACATTCAATTCATCCGCACTGAAACCGAGTTCCGACCCGACAGCGCCTAGTTCCTGCCGGAATTTCAGCGACGTTTCGGGGTTGAGGTACTCGGGGAAATGCTCGCGCAGGATGGCAACCGTCGCCGCCTTATCGCGGCGGATTTCTTCCTGTTCGGCCTGCTGCGCCACGCTGGCGGCCAGTTGGTATGCCTGCTGCACCTGCTGGTGCTGGACAGTGGCCCACTGGTAATTCGCCATGGCATCGGCGTAGGCAATCGGATCTTCCACCTGAAGGTAGGGGCTTGGCGGTTCGGGTATCTGCGGAAGGAGTTGCTGCAACGTATGGGCATGGAGCGCGCTGATCTGCTGCACCTCGGCCAATCCCTTGGCTTCGATGGCATGTTTTTCCTGCGCGAATGCCTGCGTCTTGGCATGGAAACCCTTTTCCAGCTCACCGATCTGGCGGGAGACGAACTCCTGCTGTTCAACGGGTAGCTGTGCGAAAGCTTCCTTTTCCGCCTCTGTCATCGACGCCGGGGGCTTGATGGCCGGTTGTTCCGGTTCAGGCTCGGCTTCGTCCGGGGCGGTATCCTCCGGGGCTTCCTCGGTTTCAACATCCCCTTCCGGGGTGACGTCTAGTTCCGGCTCGGCTTGTTCTTCCGGTTCCTCGAATGCACGGGCATGTGCGGCGAACCGTTCTTCAATCGACAGTCCCGCATTGCCTTCCGGCCCTGCGACATCGCCGACTGCCGTATCTGGCTGGGTCATTGCATGTCCTTTTTCAGGCTTCTGTTTTTGGCCGTCTTTCCGGCTGTCATTTTGCCCTAGGGCGAAACTCTTAGCGGTAGCGCGCTGCCATCTCGATCAAGCGCCTGTCGCTGGCCGACATCTCCACGAACTTGCGCGCGTGGTCCATTTCCATCTGCGCTTCCTTGCCATCGGTAATCAGCAATTCGATTTGTTCGCGCGCTACCTCAACCGTGCGCAGCGCCGTTGCCAGCGCGGTGATCTTGTCGGCTTCCCATGGCGTGCTGGACGCAATCAGCTTGATCTTGTCGAGATAGCTCTGGGTCAGCGTGTCGAAGGCGGGCTGGACGAACTCAAGCGCCTGTTCGGCCTGCCTTGCACGCTCCTTGCGCTGTTCGGGGGTCATACCCGCTTCACCTCGATAACGCCGTTGACCACACGAACGAACCGGCGCGGCCCCTTGCCCGTATAGGCCAGTTCCTGCTCCGGCCTGTCATACAGGGGCGGGTTGACCGGCTTGGGGAGAAGCCTGCGCCAAATCATTCGCTCAAATCCCCGCCAGGCTTGTTGTCCGACAGGTTCGTCTTGGCATCGACCGCCGCCATCTTGACATGGTGATCCCGCTCCATCTGCCGCTCGCGCAAGGCCATTTCGGCCTCCATTTTGGCATAGGCCATTTCGATCTCCACTTGCGACTTGGCCTGCGCAAGTTCCGCCTCGAATTGCGCCCGCTCGCGTTCCATCTCAAGCTTGGCCTGCGCCATGGCCCGTTCCATCGCCAGCTTGGCCTGCGACTTCTGCCGTTCCAGTTCCACCTTGGCCGCTTCCGCCTGCTGCTGGCCCTGCATCTTGATTTGCTCAATCTGCATTTGCGCCTGCACCTTCGCCATTTCAGGATTGGGCTTTTCTGGCTGCGGAATAGGCTCGCGCTTGCCCGTTTGCGGATTGACCGGCATCGGATCGGTAAAGAACTCGTTGGCCTCGCCAAGGCCCGTCTCTGCGACGAACGCCTTGGCCGAATTGAACAGGTTTGCCGGGGTGACAAGATTCGACATCCCCGCCGCGACCAGTTCCTTCTGCATCCCCATGACGCCCATCAGGCTCTGGATGCGCTTTTCCTTGCGCGATGCCCCCAGACCGATCCGGGGGCGGGCGATCATTTCATCGGGCCACTTCGACGGGTCAACCTCCTTGTATTGCCCGTCAATCGGCACATGGAACGGCGCGGCGTAGCGCTTGAGCAGTTTGGCCTTTTTCGTGAACAGCTTGGCGAGCGCGTTGCCGAAGTTGCGGGCAACGTATTCCTCCATCTGCTGGCCCTGATCCTGCATCAAGGCCGTGCCCGTCGCCGTCTTGTTGAGCGCCTCCGCGTCAAGGCCCTGGTTGAGCCTTGTGATGCCGGTCCGGCTTTCCCGTTCCCCGACGATGTATTCCAGCGCCTTGAAGCCCTCGGCAGCGCTGAATGCCGCCTGCCGCTCCTTCGGCTCTACAGACCCCTTATAACGCACAATGGCGTTAATGCGCGGGTTCAGCAGATCTTCAACCGTCGTTTCGCCAATCGCGCTCTCGTGCAGGAATATGCGCGGCATGTTGGCGTGATAGATGCCGTCCAGCGACTGCCGCAGCAGCACCGTGCGGATGCGTTCAAGGTCCATCACCGCATCGGCAATCGACTGCCCGATACGCCTGTGCGGCATCGGCAAGGGGGACCAATCAACGAAGGGATGATCGTCCACTTCCTCCATCTCGTCGATGCTGTAGATCGTGAAGTCAGACGTGCGGCGGATGTAGAGCAGCTCGGCAATGCCGTCGCCGTTTTCATCGAACCGGGCAAATTCCTCATGCCACCATACCTGCCGGCTATCGCCCTTGCGCTGGCCCTGGTTGAGATAGCGCCCGTCATCGCGCGACTGCGCCAGCGTGTCGGTCCGGGCGCTTTCGTCCCCGTTCAGTTCGTCCGGGTCAAAGCCTTCCGCCACCAAGTCCTGAACGTGCTTGAGAACGCGCCGCCCCTTCAACAGAGCTTCATCGATCGACCGTGCATCGACCGAGCAATAGAACTCCTCGTTGGGCACCGCATAGTCCGGGAACGACGGGTCTTGCTTGATGTGCAGCGCGACGTTGAACCTGTCCACGTTGCCATCGAAGCCGACATGCTCCGCTTCGACCAGCTTCGATCCGGCCTGCAATGCGCGGGACAGGGCAATATCGGACACGCCGTTGTGAACCCGGCGTTTCCATGTGTCGGCATCCATGAACGTCATGGCAACCGCGTTCTTTTCCAGCAGACCGGCCTTGAGCCAGTCATGCAGCATCAGATAGCCGTTCTGCTTGTCGAGCAGCAGCCAGTGGATCGTCTCCGTGGCCTCCTTGGCAAGTTCCGCGTCCTTGTGCGTGAACTCGACAACCCTATCGCCGGAAACGACCGTGCGCAGGATCGAGGCGACCATGTAGTTGACGACTTCGAACGTATCGCGGGCGACAACCTGCGAGCGGCCAATCTCCTCGTCGCCATATGCCTCGCCGTTGTAGCGCTTGATCGCCGTGGCGCGCTCTTCCTCCAGCGCCGTATCCTCGCAGCGGTCGTATTCCTCCTTGAGGAAGGCAAGCAGGCCGTCGGAGACTTCGATGGGCCCGCCTTCCTTGCGCTCTTCGTCAGGCGTCTCGAATGCGTCGGGGGTCATGTCGTTCATACTATCCCCCTGGTGGCGTATTCGATCTTGCGCAGCGGGCCGCGCTGTTGGTGGCCTACCGCGAACATGCGGAACGCATCGGCATAGTGGCTTGTCCAGTCGTGGAATGGCGTGGGGCGGAACTCCTGCCGCTTCTCGTCATATTCCCGGCGATACATCCTGAGCGCTTCGATCCCGTCCTTGCACTTGGCCCGGTCAAACCAGCATGTCGGCAGCATCATGCGAACCGCCTGGATGCCGTCCGCCACCGGAAGGTTGGGGCAGACTTCCACATCGACGCCAAGTTCGTGCAGCACTTCCTTGCGCGACTTGCCCGATCCCAGTTCCCGCACCTCCACGTCATGCGGAAGGTAGTGCCGTCCCCATAGCCAGTCTCGCTCGCGCAGGCGCTTGACGTACCAATCCAGCCCAACGCCCTCGCCCTTGAGAACGTCGATGACCCGCGTTTCCCCGGCATGGGCCTGGATGAACCAGATGACCGTGCTGTCGGCCATGCCCAGATCCCATGCCGTATGGACAGGCAAGCGGGGATCATAGGAAACCGAGGCAATGCGCCCCGCTTCCTCAAGGTCGTTCATCTCCCTGCCGTAGTAGGCCCCGCGAATGGCGGCATCGAAGCTGCACTCGTATTCCTGCGCGTATTCGTCCGCGCTCATCATCTTGCGGGCGTCGGCCAGTTCCTTGGCGTCGAGCAATCCGGTTTCACTGGCCCTCAGGTTGATGCGCAGCCAGTCGGGATCGTCCTCGGCCAGTCCCCACAGTTCGTAAAACGTATTCTTGCCCTTGGGCGTGCCGATAAACACGGCCCAGCCTTTTCGGTCAGATAGCGCGGGCCGGATGACCTGCGTCCAGACGGTCGGGTCCATATCTCCGAACTCATCCAGCACGGCACCGTCAAGGTAGATGCCGCGAAGCCGGTCGGGGTTGTCAGCGCCGTAAATGCGGATGCGAGCGCCGTTGTTCGGCAGTTCCACCCATAGTTCCGACTTGTTGACTTGCCGGCCTTCACCAAAGCAGTCGGTGTATTCCATCAGATAGGACCAGGCGATGTCCTTGGCCTGGTTCAGCTGCGGCGCGATATAGGCAAATCGCGGATTGGGCTTGCCGCAAGTAGCGGCCGCCTTGATCAGTTCATTGACGCAGGCGACAGTCTTTCCGGCGCGACGATGGGCAACCGCAATGGCCCAGCGCGTCTCCCTTGTGTGAAGGCCCATGAATTGCCTGCGAGGGGCGTACGGGCTTTCGATTACTGCGGCGGCTTCCATGAAAGCTCGCCCTTCACGTTCATATTGCCTTCAAACTTGGCGTCCAGTGTGGTTGCCTGAAGGTCTGGCAACGTCTTTTTGATGAGGCCCAGCGCGGCAGTGACCTGCGCGGGGGTCAATTCAATCGCACCCTCGCCAAGCACAAACTTCTCAAGGCGATTAATAAGCTGGCCCGTTCTGATTTTCTCGCGCGTCCGCGTGTCATGGGACAGGTGCTTGCGAACCGCCATGCGTCACCTGAACAGCCCGATGCCGATGGCCGACACGTTGGCTCCGGTCGTCACCTTCCATGCGCCACTCTGGGATACAGCGCCCAATTCGACCACGATGGGCTTGAGATCGGCAACCGAAGATGCGCCGCCCGTGAAAATGGTTATCGAGGTGGCGTTATCCAGAATGACGACGTTGCCCGGCGATGTGGTGGCGGGAACGATGACGATTCGGGCAAGGTAGTCGCCGGTTGCGCCGGAGGCTCCGAGAACCTGCGCGGTCTGGGATGCTGCGACCGTTTCGTACTGGAAGCGGGTGCTTGTGTTTCGTGCCATGTTAGCTCCATGTGCCCGTTGCGTCGGCGTCGTCGATCCAGATGCCGGTTGTGTCGTTGTCGTTTGCCCAGCTACCCGATGGGGCGGGTTTGTTGTTCCATGCACTCGAAGGGGCCGCATCGCTTATCCATGCGTAAAGCGTGGCGTCGGCATTCGTCAGGATGAAAGCACCTGCGTCGGCTTCGAATACATACCCTATGTTCTGTGTAGCGCCCGCGCCGGTAAGGGCGAACGCAGCATCACCCGCTGTAATGAACCGCCCGTAAGATAGTGCTACGGTTGAACCAGTAAGGACGAAAGCAGATGCGTCGCCCATCATCAACATGGTGGTGCGTAACGCTGTAGCCGCGCCGTCCAAGTGGAATGCGAAAGGTTGTGCTGCCAGCAAGCGCCCGCGCCAGGTGCCTGCAACCTGCCCGGTTAACGTAAAATTCCCTGCCGCCGATACGATCCTGCGGGCGGTCAGTAGTGTTGCTGTATCGGCATTGAGTCCGAACACAGATGTTTCTGCCAGTAGCTTGCGCGTCCGCGATAGTGTCGCAGTGTCACCCGTAAAGGTGAACGAACCCACCGCAGATGTCAGTGACCGCGCCAGCTTCGACGTAACGGTATTGCCAGCCAGTAGAAACACCCCGGCGTCGGCAACTAACTTCTTTGCCCCGCCTGTAACGGTAAACACGCCTGCGTCGGCAACAAGCTTGCGGCTAACCTTTAGGGTTGTGCCCGCGCCCGTAAGGGTAAATGCACCAACCCCGGCAACCATCGGTTGCCCGTAAAGGAGCGACGTTGTCGCCCCGGTTAGTGTATAAGTCCCCGCGTCTGCGGTTGCCTTCCTTGCTGCCTTGAGAGCAGTTGTCCCACCAGTTAATGCGAACGACGCGGAATCGGCTGTTAGTGCGTATGCGTTCGCAACGGGAACAGCGGCATTCCAGGCAAGGAACCCGCTCGGCACCGAATAGGCAAAGGCCGTCGCGCCGAAATTGGCGGTGATCTGGCCAGTCGTGTTGTAACACGATACAGCGGCATAGACCGTGCTGCCGAGCGCAGTGCCCGCTGAGGCGTCGAACCCCCCGGTCCCCGCGCCGGGATCGCCGTTCTGCCAAGTGCCGTTCTTGCCGAACCACACGAGACTTGTTGCCGGATCGATGGCAACCTGAACAATATCGCCATTGGCGAGAGTGGCCAGGCCGCTTGCTGCTACTCCGCCGTTATGGAAAATCTCCCCGTCCGAGCCGTAACCGACGCCCCCGGCATTGCCCAGCCATGTCAGCGCTTCGGAGGCGTTGCTGACACCGGCAAGGATGCTGCTGGAAATAAAATTGATCGTGTATTCGAGATAGCGCTTGTCCGACCGGGCAATGTTGGACTTCGCCATGCCCCAGGCCGCGCCGGGGCCATTCAGCGTCAGGTTGTTGTTGGAAAGCGTGGCCCCGGACGCCGTGTTGGCCGGGTCGAAATAGGCAGCGTAGGACAGCGCAACGGGCAGCAATGCGCCCGGCATCGCCCCCGGAGGCATCCGGAAGCGTGGGCGGAAAACTCCCGATGACATCAGGGTATCAGCCTACCGGATCGCGCCCGATGAACAGGCGGCGGCGGCGGCGCGCGTCAACCGCTTCCTGTGCTGTTTCCTGCGAGGAATAGCCGACGCCGATTACCTTGTCGCCGATCTCGACGCGCCAGGTGCCGTCTTCGTCCTGCGAGACTTCGTAGCCTTCGTATTCCATGCGCTATGCCTCCGACCAGGTGAGACAGCCGGAAACGGTCACGCTGTCGGCGGGGGCCGCCACCAGTTCCACCGTCATGCGCCTGCCGCCCTTGAGAACCGGGCGGGTTTCCGGCGTCCAGACCTTATCGAGCGGCACGCGGATGTTCCAACCGCCCACCCAGTTGGTGACGATCGTGCCGGTATTGGCCTGCGTGGTGTTGTTCACTTCCACAGTCGCGCCGGAAGCGGCATCGTCAACGTCCAGCGGGACCGCAGTGCCCGAAGAACCGCCCGAGCCGGAAACCGTCTGGCCCTGCCGGATGCGCAGCCGCAAGACTTCCTCGGCGGCATCACCAAGGTCGGTCGTCTGGAAAAGCTCCAGCTCGTGAATGCGGATGGTCGCATTGGTCGGCGCGACAAGCTCGAAAATGTCCTGCACCGCCGTCACCGCCACGGCCTCGAAGGAGCATGAGTAAAGGCGCATGGGCTACCTCGCCAGCAAGTGTTGATAGTTGGGCCCGTTGAACGGGGGCGCAGTGGGCGGGGTGTAGTTAACGACAATCTGGATCGAGCCGAGCCGCCAGACCGGGTTCGAATCCGGGCCGATCACGCCGAAT